CCTACTGAACCCCCTACTGAACCCCCTACTGAACCCCCTTCAGTAGTGTTAAGTTTTTTACCAGTTTTATTCTCATAACCCTCAACTTGTGAATTAATTGCATGTTCTTGACTGATGTAGGCAAACTTAGCCATTCCTGTGAGATTAGGTTCAATTCCTTCAAATTCTTTTTGGAGTAATGCTTTCATAAATGAAATGAAATTATCATCATCTAATTCCATTGCTACTGAATAATAACTTCTATAGAAGTTAAACGCCTTTCTAATTTCTTGTTCTTTTTTCTTTTTCATAATTTAATAAAAAACCCCCATGTTTCAACATGCTCTTCACTTCATGTTTACTACACAGGGGTTAGTAAGTTTTTAATGTCCTTTTAATGTGAAGAGGGACTATAAACAATAAATAGTCAAGAACAACTAAAAAGTCAAATTAGTTAAAACATTCTTCAACTGAAAAATGTTCGGGGAATGAATTTGGAGGGTTATGAGGAGTTAAATTATGTCTTAGACAAAACTGCTCGTGAATGGAAAGATGTGAGTTTAAATCGTATCCTAATATAGTTTTAAGGAAAATATAAGTGTCTTTATAATCTTCTTTTGTAACATTACTTAATCTTTGAGTGCTAAACTTTGATTTGCCATTCAAATACCTTTTTTCTTTTGGAATTAATATTTTATTGATAACACATAATTTACATCTTGACTTCTTTAATCCATAAACATTTGTGGTTGAAAATTCATCAATTGGCTTTTCAATATCACATGCACTACAGATTTTTCTATCGCCATGATTGGCATTAATTATAACACAAGGTTTGCATCTTCTATTACGATATCCATTTCTACCATTAAGTGAAAATGCTGTTATAGGTTTTTCAGATTGACAGGTAGCACAAATCTTCATTTCTATTATTTTTTTTCTCATATTGATATAAGTATACCAAAAGGATAAGATAATTCAAGGAAGGGGTATTAAAATGATAAATAGGGGTAAATTACTTCCAACTCTTACCGATGTTATTGATATATCGGTTTTGGTAACTTGAATAACAGAATCCTGCTCTAGTTGGACGATATGATTTCTTTTCTCTAACAGTTGAATCACTCATACAACGAGCCATGAACTCATTCATTGTTTCTTTGTGTTTAGGTTCAAATTCAAACTTGGTTCTACCAAATGAACCAACCACACCACCTTGTGTTGCATTTTCAAATGATGTTAAACATACGGCGTAAGCTTGTCCATCTTCACTATATTCACCAATTATTTCTGGTATACATCTTTCAATGAATTCATCTTGTGTTTCTTTTGCGGTGGGAACGGGAATTGGCATTATAGTCTTGATTTTAATTTAAGTTTTTTATTTTCATCCATTAACTCATTAACTTTCTCTTCAAGTTTAACAATTTTTAAGTTAAGTTCGTGAATTTCTTTTTTAAGGTCTTCTATGATAATTTGATATACACCGATACTCTTGGATAGATTATCAAGAATAGCGTTATCTGTTTCAGCCTGTTGTCTTTTACGACCAACAAACCAAGCAGCGGCAGCAGTTAGAGTATTTGATATGATAAGTAAAAGTTCGTTGTTCATAATTAAGTATTAATATCCGCAGTCAACACATCCACCAAGTGTTGGGTCAATATAAAATGGCATGTTAGCAGGAATGCTTCCTCTTCTAATTGGTTTTCTCATGCCAGGAGTAAACCACACACCTCCAAAGTATTGTGTCTTTTGAGGTGGCATATCTTTAATATTACCATATGTGTAATACCAGGGATATTCACTTGGATTACCCAATAAATAATCCATCATTCGTTGAGCGTAGAAGTTATATCTTGATTGTTCAATATCTCTTAAGTAGGACATTCCCTTGATATCAATTGAGGTACCTTGTTCTGTATTACCAATAGTTATGGCTTTATTCATTTTACGAGCAAAGATTTCAGGCATTGCTTCATAAGCCGCTGCGTGAACTAAGTAAGGAGCAAAATAATCATCCAACATTGTTCTATCAGCTGTTGAAATAGTTGTTCCTGATAACTGGTTATCTCTAACCAAATTTTGATAATAATGATATCCTTTACTACCGATTAAGGCTTGAAGGTGAATCTCTTGAGCAATGAATATGCAACTCGTTAATAGAGCCATATCAATGTTCTGATTTAGAGTAGTATAAGCCTTGAGCTTAGTTTCTGATATGAGTAATATTTGAGCTGCCATTAGATTCCTGCTTTTGTATCTATTGCGGACTGAACATCATCAGGTAATATTTGATTCTGAACAATTCCAAGTTTTATTGGCTGTTTATATTTAAGAAATAAAACCTTCTCTAACGACTTTAAAATCTCTTCTTGAATAGGAATGATTACTGTCTGTAAGAAAAGTTGATATGAGTCAAGTATCTCAGCTCTACCACCCAAAGAACCTGGTGTCTTAATACCCAAAATCATTGGTGATGTAATTCTCCACGAGGTCAATACATTATTCTCAATTTGAGGTGCCATTGATGTATACCAAGCATCAGATGCGTTATTTGGTATTGGTGTAATCTCTGGTGCCGTTTCAGGATTCTCAGAGAAGAATAAAAAGAATTTACCAGCATTATTTGTTGATGCATATTTTGATTCAAGTTGTCTTTGAATCATATCCATCTCTTCCTCACCAGGAACTCCATTTCTAAAACTAACTGCCATTGATGGCATCATTGAGTTTTGCATGTTATTCAAGTGGAAGTTCTTAATCTCAATATCTAATTGGATTGTTGTAAGACCTGCAAGATAGTCAGGTGCTGGATAATATGACATACCTGGTGTATAACAAGTTTTATCATAAAATATTTGTGATGGTGATGAATCAGGTAACATATTAAATGCTTCCATTTCAACTGGCTTAAATTTGGTCGGATTCACAGTTGTACCTTTCCAATCTATTGAGTAATAGTAAGTTCCAATATTACCAAACTCATCTTCTTTACCTGCTCTTAATCTTGAAAAGTCAGTGTGATAAAACTCAGCAATTCCACCATCGTTTGATTTAACAATATTTATTGCTAGTCCACCAAATAGAACTCGGTCTGTTACAAGTTTCTCATAAATTTCATAGACTGTCTCACCTCTATTTGCCATTGTTAATACTTCAGGGTCACCTTCTTTAACAATTAAATTCTTTCCTTTAACACCATAAATTACAGCATTTGCACATGCTCTATTGATTGAGCTATATTGATATAAAGCCATTAAGTGATTTGGAAATAAGTTATCCTCACCATAATAGACCCAAGGCTTATTTTTAATTACCTCTTGGTATTGTGGTACTTGTGCGGCATTAAAATCTAACACATGTAAATTATTCTTCATTATTAATAAATATCTAAAATTTTTGTTTTATCCATAGTTTATAGTGGAGTAGGTGTAGGAGTAGGGGATGATGTTATTGTGACCGTAGGTGTAGGAGTAGGGGATGATGTTATTGTGACCGTAGGAGTCGGCGTCCCACCCGTAATACAGTATTCTTCTTGTTCTGAAACATAGATAATACTGTATGCGTCTTCATTAGGGCTAATGTATGGTTCAAATAAACATTCATCAGTTTGTGAATTACCGACAATTACGACAGCTCTTCCTGATTCCAATTTATTATAAGCCAAAGCAATATCGGTATTACCTGAACTAACCTGTTCATAAATTGAATAGTAGTACTGCCCGATATAGTTAAAGAAGGCTTGAGGTGGAGTTAACGATAAATTGGTTGCACCTTCCACAAAACGGAATTTATCATATCGTGTGTTACTCACAATTACTTGTGGAATAAAACTAACACGCTCCTTTGAGACAATATGTTGAAATGAGAATAGGTAATAGGGATTCGGCAATGTCTTGTTCATAGACACTGTAGCAATCAAATTATTTGTTTCTCCTTTTCTAATTATCAACATCTTCGCTTATGATATAATGTGCGTCAAGTTTATCGTCTATTAATATAAATAAAATATTCATTGTGTGTTATTTTATTTGAGTAAATGGATTATTAATTACCCATCTAATCTCATAGTTTTCTATATCTAATATCGTATCTAATTTAGGTTTGTATACAATAGCATAACCATCATTAATTTGAAATGGAAAATCCCATTTAAGACCTATTAATTCATAAGTTCTAAAACAATCTTTAACATTATCAAAATATAATATCTTAAAATTACCAGCTTGCATAATTGTATTTTGATTTAAGATAATTCATTACTTGAGTATATTCAGCTCCACTCAATTTTCTGTTATAAGCAATATACTCAAATACCGTTAAATTAGGTTGTGTTGCACCATCTGGAGCTACCGCAATAGTCATAGATGATGCCGATGGTGTTGCTGCAGATACATTAAGTGATGTTGTAAAGTTTGATGATTTAGCGTCATATCTTGCTTCCCACTGACCTGGTGTTCCACTTATACTATAAATCATAGGTAATTGAGAAATAGAATTTGAGTTTGCTACAGATAGATAAGGATTACTTGCGTTTTGATAAGTTGGAACAAATTGATTATTAGCTCCTGTATCATCATTCTGTGATGTAAATGCACTATTATAAATTCCAGCGTAAGTTCCAGCATTTTTCCATTTAACAACTGCAAATGAAGTAACACCAGAATATGATGTTGAACTAAATGAACCACCCATTTCATCTGAACCAGTAAACTCAACAGCTTGTCCTGAATAAGAACCTAATGATGATGTGACCAAAGCTGGTTGATTTGGTACTGAAGCAGATAATGAACTACCTAATAAACCTAAATTAGTCCAAGACGATACACTAACAGAATTGGTTGAAATATACCAATGTTGTAAATTACTTGTAGGAATTAATGGTGTAGAACTTGGTGTAACAGTCGGAGTTGGTGTATTGGTAGGAGTTTCAGTATTAGTCGGAGTTGGTGTTAATGTACTCGTAGGAGTATTCGTTGGAGTTAAGGTTGGTGTAACAGTAGGAGTAGGTGTATTAGTAGGTGTATTGGTAGGAGTTGGTGTAATACAACTAAGACAACCAGCAGGACTAGATTGTGATATTTGTCCTGTTGAACCAATAACTCTTGTCCATCTATTTGTATCAGATAACTGAACTATATATGTGTCATTTGGAACAGGTATTGTAAGTGCTGAATCAACATATACGAATTCAAAAAGATTAAGAACTGGTAATTGACCAGCAGGTCCAAATAATGTTAAAGAACTTGATGATAAACAAGCAACACACGCACTTGAACCAGTATAAACTAAATAAGATTCAGATGGTATTGTAGGAGTAATAGTAGGAGTTGATGTTGAAGTTATTGTCGGAGTGAGAGTTGGAGTATTGGTAGGGGTAGGAGTAGGAGATAATCCAGGAGTTGATGTAGGAGTCGGCGTCGGCGTCCCACCCGTAATACAGTATTCTTCTTGTTCTGAAACATAGATAATACTGTATGCGTCTTCATTAGGGCTAATGTATGGTTCAAATAAACATTCATCAGTTTGTGAAT